AGCAACTGCTGTTAATGAATTAAACGCTCTGTTTAGTGGTTCAGGTCAAGGTTTATTAGATACAACAAATTACAGATATCAAAGAACAAATGCAACTATGAGTGCTACACAAGATTACTCATTAGGACCTGTTTTCTTTGGAACACAATTACAAAAAGGTGACGAGATTGTATTCACTTGTCCATCTGCTGCGACACATGTAGGTCTTTGGGGTGGAGGTGATGGTACTTCTGATCCTGAAAGAAAAACTAACTGGACACATAAATGGTGGTTTGATGGTACTAATATAAAAGGTGTAAATACTGATGTTAAATCATCTATTGGTGTTCAACTAGGTAAAGATGTTCCTTTAGCAACAAGTGGTACATATGCTGTTCGTTGGGGTCATACATCAAATCGTTTAGAATTACATGAAATCAAAGAAGGATATAGTTGGCATATAGATACAGCCAATTCTGAATTAGTTAGCGGCACAACAGATATCTATATTCATTTTACAAGAGAGAGTGATGGCTCTTTACCAACAGTTAGTGAAGTAAGACCATCAGAATGGAAATTAATTAACACAACATTAGCTAGTAGAAATGTTGAAACAAATATCCGTGATGGATTTTCTAGTGATGATGTATATAAAAATCGAAAAGGTTTTGTACAAGGAACAAAATTAGTATTTCAATCTAAAGCACAACACAAAAATTCATATTGGGGAAGTCAATGGAACCATGCTATATCTTTAGGTAATGGTACAGCGGATCCATTAGGTGATATTGTCAATGCGTGGAGATATTCTGCAGGTGAGCAATTAAAAGAAGATAGAAACTCTAGTGTAAATCCAAACTATACGTTTGTAGATGGAAACGGATCTGCTTCTATTCCATCAGGTAGAACTTTCTCTTGGAGATATCATACAGATAACTCTTGGGATATTTTTGATGAAGATATTGAAGATGTGGTTATAACAGGTGATGATCCAATAACAAGTGATGGCAGTACTGTATTTCATACTGTTATCATACAAGCAACTGATACAGATATTAATGATATATCTTTGATAGATAATACTTATGATTGGAATGCTAAACTTTGGTTCTTCGAACACAGAGATGATTTTATTGGAATATCAGCAGATAACGGATTAAGATCATATGCAAATGCATATCCTTTAACTAGGTTTTCTAGTATAAATTCTGATGATTATTTAAGAGATGCTGAAGATAAAATGACTTGGGGTGAACATATGAGACCTGGTTCAGAATTTATATGGACACAGCTACAAGATACCACAAATGATAACTCTCACAATATGGTTATTGGTGTTTTAAACGATTCAGACAAAACACAATTTTTAGCTGGTTTAAGATTTTATGGCTCAAGATCAGGACAGAGTGGTGCAGTTCAAGCAAAAGAACAAAGTTTGCAAGATCAAGGATTTACTGTTCATAATTCAACAATAGATACAAGAGGTAAATCTATGAGATTGAGATATGAGTTTGGAACCAATAAACTTAAATGTGAAGTTGTACATAATGGTGTAAGAACATTAATTGGTGAATCAACAAATGCTTTAAATGGTGAACCAGTTTACATTACAATTGGTGGGTTCTCAACAAAAATGCCAACTGCACAAGGTGTTGAAGTTTATGGTTGGTCATTTAGACACAAAGCAACTGGTCATTATAATCCTTGGGAAGTATGGAGACAAGATACGTTTCCTGAAACAAAGGTAGATGAAATTAACGGATCAGGAACATCTAATAAGAATACAATAAAAGCAAAATCAGTATTAGAACATAAAGATGGGCTGGCGCCAGGACATAAAATGGTTTGGAATCAAGGATTTTCATATGAGAGTAGAATAAATATCGGTCAAGTTAATTCTAATATGCCTGCTTCAGGTGAAGCATCACCCTTTAATGTTCAGTATTGGCATTGGCAATTTTCATTTAACACAGGTGAAGATATTGATACACTACACAATATGAGTTTTAATACAAGCAATTCAAATTTTGCTAATTCTAAATGGAATGGTACTGGTCCAAGTAAAGAAATTTCTATAAGATATTCTTCAAGTAATGTAATTACTTTACATGATGAAGCAGAAGATGAAGTAATATTAACAGGACCAACATTAGATGGTAGTGTTGTAAAAATTGGATATACTTATAGAACTGATATTATTAATTCAACTCAACAGGCTGATGAATTTATGGGTGGTGGTGATGTGACCATCTCTGCTATTTAATGAAGAAACCAAAACTAGATTTCGGACCTACTAAAGAAGAACATGGTTGGTTTTATTATGTTTGGAACTGGAAGACATATGTATTTTATGCTTTACTAATTGTAGGTTCTATATTAGGATTTATAGACCAAGGTATTACAGGTGTTCTTTCTGTTATAGGTATATTATATGGACTTAAACTATTAGGTAAACTATTTTAAATGAAAAAAATATTAACACATTGGACAATAGCATTTGTTACTTTGTTTGTGTTAATGTATATTGGTTTCAAAGACCCACAAGTAAAAGAGATATTAAGACTAAAAGGTTTTGATTTACTTTTACAATCAGAAGAACGAACACAATCACAAGACATAGGTATAGTTACAATAGATGAAAAGTCTATTGAGAAGTATGGTCAATGGCCATGGAAAAGAGATGTACTTGCTGATCTTATAATCAAGTTAAGAGAACAAGGCGCTGGCATTATAGTAATACCTATACTCTTTAGTGAAGAAGATAGACTAGGTGGCGATAATGCCTTGACAAGTGTATTAGAATATGGTATAGTGATAGCACAAGTAGGAACTAATAACATAAACAAGAATTCTGTGCCAAGAGGTGTTGCGAAAATCAATGACCCTTTACCTTTCTTATTTGAGTGGGGTGGAATGTTAGGACCTATTAAAGAGTTTCATAATGCTAGTGGTGTAGGTGTGTCAAACACAGCGCCTGAAATAGATGGTGTTACTAGACGAATACCACTACTTATGAAGATAGGAGATAACATCTATCCAGCGTTGTCTATGGAAGTCATAAGGGTGGCTGTGGGCGCTCCTAGTTATCAAGTTAAGTCAGGACCAGCTGGTATCATAGCTTTGAGAGTGCCTGGTTTTGAAACAATAAAGACAGATGCTAATAGTAGAATATGGTTAAGATGGAATAAAGATTACGAAACTATATCAGCAAGTGAAGATGACTTTAGTAAGTTTGAAGGTAGAACTGTTATTATAGGAATGAGTGCTGAAGGACTTGCTGGAATTATTGCTACACCCATTGGTGAGAGATATGGTTATGAACTTACAGCCTCAACCTTAGATACAGTATTACAAGGAAAGAATATAGAAAGAATAGATGTTAGTTTTTTATTAGAACTTGTAGCGTCATTTGTCTTAGGTATAATATTAATATTGATTACAAGATTTTTACCTTATTGGTTTATAGGAATAAAACTTTTATCTTGGTATATTATATCAGTATGGTTAAGTCATTATTTCTTTACAACACATTTAATGTTAGTAGATGTAAGTTGGATTTTAATTACAATAACTATCGTAGGATTTCATAGTGTATTCTTACGTTTCATATTAGAGTTTAAATTAAAACAACAAATAAGAAAACAGTTTGAAAAATATTTAGACCCACGACAAGTTGCTATACTTGTAAAGAATCCTGAGAAGTTAAAACTTGGTGGCGACAGAAAAGAAATGAGTTTCTTGTTTATGGACATTGTAGGTTTCACACCTATATCTGAATACTATAAAAACAAAGATGACCCAGAAGGTTTGGTTGAAGTTATTAATGATTATCTAAATCGTATGAGTAAAATAGTTATGAAGAACGGTGGAACGATTGACAAGTATATGGGAGATTGTATTATGGCTTTTTGGAATGCACCATTAGATTGTCACAATCATGCAGAGATGGCTGTGAAGACAGGAATAGAATGTGCGTTAGAAACTGATAAGTTAAAGAAAGAATTTAGGGAGAAAGGTCTTCCTGATATAAACATAGGTTCTGGTGTCAATACTGGAACTTGTATTGTCGGTAATATGGGTAGTGAAAACCGATTAGATTATTCTGTTATAGGTGACTCGGTAAACTTGGCAGCTAGACTTGAAGCTGCTACAAGAAATTATAGAGATAAGGACGGTAAGGTAACTCCTTTGATTTATTCTTCTTACACAAAAGAACACCTGAAAGATATTAAGTCAATTGAACTAGATAGAATCAAAGTAAAAGGTAAAGAGGAGTTAATTACAATTTATAAACCAGTAATCAACTTAATGGAGGGTTATGACTTTACTTCAACGGAGAAAGTTACGACTAATAGTAAAAAGGATAATAAGAAATGATAAACAAAGAAAACTATACATACTCAATACACATTGGCTCAAAATTAAGAAACAAAAACTGCGGAGAAGAAAGAGAACATTTATAAAACTCTGGAAGTTAAAAAGACTAAATACTATGAAACGATACCAACAAGCTTCGTAATAGACTTGACTTTCATAAAAAAATAAATATAATAGAGTTAATATATTAATTAGTGCATTTATGCATATGACCCATTGGGTAATTAAAACTCTATAAACCGTCTCGTAAGAGATAGAAGACAAAGATATGCCAGATACAACAGAGATTAAAATAGACATAGAATCTTTAAGGAAAGACATAGAAAATGTTAATGCTATTAATGGTAGAATAGACGCTGCTATTGATAAACTTACAGATGTCTCTACTTCTATAAAATCTATGCTTGCTGTTCACCAAGAAAAAATTGCTAGACAAGAAAAAGTAGATGAAGTTATATTTGACAAATTGAAAGATAGAGCGTCAGAAATAGGTGATGTTTATAGAGAGTTAAAGAAAGACGTGGAATTGAGTGAAAAGAGATTACTCATTGAAATTAAGTCATTAAAGAACGATATAGGCGCTAGAGTTGGTGTACTAGAAAAATATAGATGGATTATCATAGGTGGGGCGATTGTCATAGGGTGGATACTATCAAAGAACTTTATGCCAATAGTACATATGATGGCCTCAAATTAGGGTTGACATTTTTGATGTTTTGTGATATTATGTTTGAGTGTTATGTCAAGTTATATAGATTTAAAGTATATCTCTAATTTAAAGAGTCGTTTACCAGGGTTCAAACAGAAGAATGATTATCTGTTTAACTTCAGGTGTCCACATTGTGGCGATTCGAAAAAATCAAAAATTAAAACAAGAGCATATTTGTATCGTGTAAAAAACGATATGTTCTTCAAGTGCCACAATTGTGGTATGGGTCAAAACTTATCTAACTTTATTAAGTTTGTTGATCCACAAATGTATTCTGAATATCTATTAGAAAGATATAAGAAAGGGGCACCAGCGACACCGAAGCCTCAGTTTGATTTCAAACCTGCGTTTGAAGATAGAACTATACTTGACGACTTGAAAAGTATAAAACAATTAGATGATGAACACCCAGCGAGACAATATTGTTTAAAGAGAAAATTACCTAATGAGTTTTTTGATAAGTTATTTTTCGCTGATAAGTTTGGCGCCTTAGTAAATAAAGTGAAACCAAAAACCTATGGGGAAAAAGATCACCCTAGGTTAGTAATACCTTTTTATGATACGACAGGAAAGTTATTCGCTTTTCAAGGTCGTGCTTTTGGAAATGAACAACCAAAGTATCTTACGGTAAAACTAGATGAAAACAAACAAAAAGTTTACGGCCTTGAAAGAGTTAATTTTCAAAGACCTATCTTCATCACAGAAGGCCCACTTGATAGCCTTTTTGTTGATAATTGTCTTGCTGCTGCTGGAGCAGATTTAATTCTAAAGAACAAAATTAAGAACGAAGAAGTTACATATATATTTGACAACGAACCAAGAAACAAAGAAATTGTAAAACGTATGTATGATGTAGTTGAGAAAGATTACAACTTGGTCGTGTGGCCAGAAGATATGCGACATAAAGACATTAACGATATGATAGTAGCAGGGTTGACAAAGACCGAAGTTTATGATATTCTAAATAGAAACACTTATTCAAAACTTTCAGCATTAACTAAATTAAACGAATTCAAAAAAATATAGGAGGATACGAGTGGAAAACATTAACGTAGTGAAACGTGGTAGTCGTGGCAAAGAACCATTAAATATTGAGAAGATACATGAAATGGTTGATTATGCATGCGAAGGTATCGCTGCCGTATCATCATCTCAGGTTGAGATGAAATCTGGTTTACAATTTACAGATGGCATTACTACAAATGATATTCAACAAATCCTTATCAAATCAGCAGCAGATTTAATTTCATTAGATAATCCAAACTATCAATATGTTGCGGCAAGACTATTACTTTACAGTTTAAGAAAACAATGTTTTGGTAGACTTTGGGACCACCCACATTTATTTGATCATGTTAATAAAGCTGTAGAAAAAAAGGTTTATGATCATACTATATTAGAAAAGTATCAAAGAAAAGATTTTGATAGAATGGAAAACTGGTTAAACCACGAGAGAGATTATACTTTCACATATGCTGGTTTAAGACAAGTGATTGACAAATACCTAGTACAAGATAGAAGTAATGGCGAAGTATTTGAAACACCACAATTTATGTACATGATGATTAGTGCTACAATGTTTGCTGATTATCCAAAAGAAAAGAGAATGACTTATGTTAAAAAATATTACGATGCGATTTCACAATTTAAAATTAATATTCCAACTCCGGTTATGGCAGGTGTTAGAACACCTCTCAAACAGTATGCTAGTTGCGTTCTGGTTGATACTGATGACACTTTACCTAGTATCTTTAGTAGTGATATGGCTATTGGAAGGTACGTTGCGCAAAGGGCTGGCATTGGTATTAATGCTGGTAGAATACGAGGTATCAATGCGAGGATACGAGGAGGTGAAGTACAACACACCGGCGTTATTCCTTTCCTTAAAAAGTTTGAGGCAACAGTTAAGTGCTGCACTCAAAATGGAGTTAGAGGCGGTTCTGCTACTGTTCACTTCCCAGTTTGGCACCAAGAGATAGAAGATATAATCGTATTAAAAAACAACAAAGGTAGTGAAGATAACAGAGTTAGAAAATTAGATTACTCTATACAATTATCAAAACTATTCTATGAAAGATTTATCAACGAAGAAGAAATAACTTTATTCTCACCACACGAAGTACCTGAACTATATGAAGCTTGGGGAACACCAGAGTTTGACGATCTGTATATAAAAGCAGAAAGAAAAATTAGTGTTAAGAGAAAGAAAATAGGAGCACAAGAATTATTTTTTGACATACTAAAAGAAAGAGCAGAGACTGGTAGAATTTATATAATGAATATAGATCACTGTAATACTCACTCATCATTTAAAGACTTGATTAGAATGTCAAACTTATGCCAAGAGATCACACTTCCTACTGATCCTATACAACACATAGATGGCGAAGGAGAGATTGCTTTATGTATTCTATCAGCTATCAACGTTGGTAAGATTGACAAGAGAGACGAACTAGAAGAACTATGCGATCTAGCAGTAAGAAGTTTAGACGAGATAATAGATCATCAAAAGTATCCTGTAAGAGCCGCTGAGATATCTACAAAGGCTAGAAGAAGTTTAGGTATAGGTTACATTGGTCTTGCTCACTATCTAGCAAAGAAAGGTTATTCTTACGAACAAAAATTAGGCTGGCGTCAAGTTGATAAACTGACAGAAGCATTTCAATATTATCTATTAAAGGCAAGTAATGAATTGGCTAAAGAAAAAGGTCAATGTGAATTCTTTAATAGAACAAAGTATTCTGATGGTATCTTACCAATAGACACTTACAAGAAAGAGGTAGACGAGGTTGTAACCAGAAATCTAACTTATGATTGGGAGTTTCTAAGGAAAGAAATTAAAGAGCATGGATTAAGACATAGCACACTCTCTGCTCAAATGCCATCAGAATCTTCTAGTGTGGTATCAAATGCTACTAACGGCATTGAACCACCTAGAGATTATTTAAGTATTAAGAAAAGTAAGAAAGGTCCATTGAAACAAGTGGTACCTGACTACAAAAAATTAAAAGGTAACTATACTTTACTATGGGATATGAAATCAAACGAAGGTTATATCAATGTAGTAGCAGTAATGCAAAAGTATTTTGATCAAGCGATAAGTGGTAACTGGTCATACAATCCAGATCACTTTGAAGAAAACCAAGTACCATTGTCAGCAATGGCACAAGACTTATTAACGACATATAGATTAGGTTGGAAGACTTCTTACTATCAAAATACATATGACGCTAAGAAAGATATTGACGAACCAGCACACCCGATTGGTTTCACAGATAATGTACCAGAAGAACCAATCAACAATGATGAGGATCCAGAGAACTGTGATTCTTGTACAATTTAAGAAAGTAATAAATAAAGCACTATGGCCAGATCAGTATTCAACAAAAGTAAAGATATCAGTTTTTTAAAACAACCAATGTTCTTTGGCGAGGACTTGGCTGTTCAAAGATACGACACTATGAAGTATCCTATATTTGATAAATTAACTCAACAACAACTCGGTTACTTTTGGAGACCAGAAGAAGTTTCTTTACAAAAAGATAGAAACGATTACCAAGAGTTGAGACCAGAACAAAAAGATATATTTACTTCTAACTTAAAGTATCAAACAATGTTGGATAGTGTACAAGGTCGTGGTCCATGTTTAGCATTCTTACCATTTTGTTCTTTACCAGAACTAGAAGGCTGTATTGTAACTTGGGACTTTATGGAAACAATCCATAGTAGAAGTTATACATACATCATAAAGAACTTGTATTCTAATCCTAGTGATGTATTTGATACAATCATTAAAGACGAGAAGATTGAAAAAAGAGCAAAGTCTGTAACACAATTTTATGATGATCTAATACTTGCAGGTCACAAATGGCATTTAGATAAGAGTAAAGTTGATGAGTATGAACTAAAGAAAAAATTATGGAAAGCTTTGATTACAGTAAACATACTAGAGGGTTTAAGATTTTATGTATCGTTTGCTTGTAGTTTTGCCTTTGGTGAACTTAAATTATTAGAAGGATCAGCAAAGATTATTTCATTTATCGCAAGAGACGAAAGTCAACACTTGGCAGTATCACAAAGAATAATAAACAATTATAGAGACATTGAAAGAGATAAGGTTATGGACAAAGTGATTAAAGATACTGAAAAAGAAGTATATCAAATGTATGATGACGCAGTAGGAGAAGAAAAAAGATGGGCAACTTATCTATTTTCAAAAGGTTCTTTGATAGGGTTATCAGAAAAATTATTACATCAATTTGTAGAGTACACAGCTAATAGAAGAATGAAAGCTATTGGGTTAACTCCTGCTTATGATACCAAATCAAATCCATTACCATGGACAGATCATTGGTTGAATAGTAGAGGTACACAGAATGCTCCACAAGAAACTGAAATAGAGAGTTATGTTATTGGTGGAATAAAACAAGACGTTACAAAAGATCAATTTAAAAAGTTTAAATTATAATGATAGAAAAACGAGAAAAGACGTGTTCTAGTTGCGAGACTAAATACTCTATACAATGGGACATTGAGGTACAAGACCTTGAACCATTGACTTGTCCATTTTGTGGACATGAAGTAGAGGAAGTACAGAATAATGATGAAGACGAAACAATCTGGACAAACGAATCCGAAGACGATAATTGGAATTGATTATAGTCTAACAAGTCCAGCCATTTGTATCACAACAGATTTCGTATTTAAGAACAGTAAGTTTTATTACCTAACCAATAAGAAAAAGTACATTGGTAAAATGACAAACAATATTACTGGATTTGAACATAAAGAATACGACACACCTATTAGACGATTTAGTCAAATATCCGATTGGGTATATGAACTAATGGAAGATACTATACACACACAGCAATTAGTTTACATAGAAGGTTACTCTTTTGGATCAAAGGGTCAAGCAGTATTTCAAATTGCTGAGAACTGTGGTATTCTAAAGTATAGATTACAACAGATGATGATAGATTATGAAACTGTTGTTCCTAGTGTAGTAAAAAAAGGCGCCACTGGAAAAGGTAATGCAGATAAAGATATGATGTATGAATTCTTTTCTAAAGAAACAAAGACAGACTTAAAGAAAGTATTTGATACACAAAAGGTAGGTAATCCTATATCAGATATTGTTGACAGTTATTATATAGCAAAAGTTGGTTATGAAAATACAAACAATCACTAGTTGGAACACTAAATTATTTAAAGAATATGCTCATAGGTTTCAGGCCACATATAATTGGCCATTTGATTTAATTGTTTATAACGAAGATGATGATATGTTTGATCAGATTCCTGATCTAAAAAAATTCATAGATAGAAATAAGAATAGAAAAGTAACATCATATGTAGATGATGGTGTAAGATTTTCATATAAGGTTTACGCCTACACACACGCCATTATAAACTGTCCAAGTGATGTAGATGGTCTAATTTGTATAGACGCTGATAGTGTGTTCTATAAATCAATAGATACAGAATGGATTAAAAAACATATACACAAAAATAATTGTATGATGAGTTACCTTGGTAGAGGTGACCACTACAGTGAATGTGGTTTCTTATACTTTAATATGAAACACGATCAGACAAGAAACTATGGTGAGTATATGAAAAAGATGTATGACTTTGATGAGATATACCATTTACCAGAACAACACGATAGTTATGTTTGGGATTATGTAAGAGGTGTATTTGAAGAAGAATTAAAAGTAACTAACAATAACATTGGTGATGGTAAACCTAGTCATGTTCAAGCAAGATCAATATTAGGAACTGTTTATGATCATACAAAAGGTAAAAGAAAACTAACAGGTAAAAGTCCAGAGGCAAAGATATGATAAATGTTTTTATTGGTTATGACTATGGCGAACCAGCGGCATATCATGTACTTGCTGAAAGTATTAGATCACACGCAAGTGGGCCTGTTGCGATAATACCAT